CGAGCTGGTGCAGGATGTCATCGAGCCGGCGTTGTCTGACCGGCGTGGCAAGCTAATACTTGTTGGGACGCCTGGTGAAATTCTGGCGGGTCCCTTCTACGAGGCCACGTGTGAACCCCCTGTGGCTACCACGGGAGCTGACGGCAAGACCCGGTACAGCAACTGTCCGTACGGGACCAAGCTCCAGGGAATCTGTGTCTGGTCCTTTCACACCTGGACGCTTCAAGACAACACGGAGATGCCTCACCTCTGGGCTGAAGCCTGTGAGATTAAGAGAATCCGTGGCTACAGTGATGACCATCCAACCTGGCGTCGAGAGTTTCTCGGACACTGGGTTCCGTCCAATGACATCCTGGTGTACAGGTACGTCCCCCACCGACACAACTTTGATGGGTTCTTGCCCGTGGGTCATGATTGGCGGCGCGTCCTTGCTCTTGATATTGGTTTCGATGACTCAGACGCAATTGTTGTTTGGGCTTACGCCACCACGTCGTATGATGTTTATGCGGTGTACGCAGAGAAGCGACGGCACCAGAACATCACGGAGCTAGCTAAGTGGATTCACGAGGTTAAGGCCGTACACTGCTGCGACAACCCTGAAGTGATGACGGGTGACTTCGGTGGCCTAGCTAAGAAAGTCTTTGAGGAGTTGGCCACTATTCACGGTCTGGCGTTTGAGCCGGCTGAGAAGAAAGAGAAGGTCGACTTCATCGAAATCATGAACAACGAGTACGATGCCGGCCGAATCCACATCATCTACGACCCGGATGAGTCGCAGGTGGATGACCAAGGTAAGCCAATCACCTTGGCTGCCGAGCTCCTCGTTAACCGCTGGCTGGAAAAGTCTCTGGGCACACCCAAGAAGGTAGAAGACCCGAAGACCCCCAACGACCTTTGTGACGCCCACTTGTATGGGTGGCGCTGGTGTGACCACCGGCGAGCTCAACCTCCAGAGAGGCAGCTTAGACCTGGGTCCACGGCCTGGTGGCTGGATAAGCAGAAGGCTGACTTCGAGGCTGCTGTAAAAGAGCACCTCAACCGAAAGGCTGAAAATGATTACAGAAACCTCGACCGAGACTGGTGGGAGCACACCCAAGACAGCACCTATGTTATCTCCATCTGAGTTTGAGACCTACCTCCGCATTGCCCGTGAACAACACGTCCTGGCCTTCAGTATTGGGGACCTGGCTGCCAAGTTCCTGCCTGAGCCTGCTTCTGCTCCTGTGATTGAGACAGACATTCGCACGGCTGGTGACTGGAAGCGTGGCCCTGCCCTTGACCAAGACCCTGAACTAGACACGAGCTGGGATTAAACCATGTCAGAGTACGTAATCATTGGTGGCCCTGTTGCTACCAAGCCAAACACCAACTGGTTTGAGGAAGAGGACCCCACTGAGCGTGCTCGTGTCCTTATGGAGACCCTGCGTGAAATCGATTCCCGACAGCAAACAATCAGCAACGGAAATCGCAAGCACGCAGAGATTTACGCTTCATACATTCCCGTTGGGTTCTCATACGCCTCCTCTAATGGTTATAGCCGACCCCAAGTGCAAGCCACACGAAATGTTATTCGTTCAGTTTGCGACACGGCCACCGCGCTTATTGGGAAAAATCTACCTCGCCCCCGAATCGTCACTGACGGCGGAGACTGGGACCTCCAGCAGAAAGCCTACCAGCTAGATAAGTTCCTGGTGGGCATCTATCGTCAGGCTAAGGTCTACCAGGTTGCTCAGCACGCATTTCGGGACTCTACTATCTTTGGTACCGGCGCCTACATCCTCCGTGAGCACAAGAAGCCAAACTGGCACGTCAAGGCTCACCGCATCCTCATCGACGACCTCATTGTTGACGAGCAGGAGTGCACGGAAGAGTACAACCCGCCTAACTACTACCTGCGTCACACAATTCCTCTCCATGTGGCCGTCAAGAAGTACGGCAAGACGGACGAGATGACCGACGCGTTGGTTAAGAGTGTGGGCAAGACCCCGATGGCGTGGCCTGGACAGCGCAACGTCCCCAAGGACCACGTGGTCATCGTGGAGGCCTGGCACCTCAACACCGAGGGTCCGGGCATTACAACCATTTCCTGTGATGGTTGCGAGTTGGTTTACAAGTCGTGGCCGCATCAGTGGGCGCCTATTGTGGTTCTCTACTGGTCTCCCCCTGTGTCAGGGTTCTACGGAGACGGGGTTGCCTACCGCCAGTATGGTCGTCAGCGCCGAATCAACTACCTGTATCGGTGGGTTCAGCGGTGCCAAGACCTTATCGCAGTTCCCCGTGTCTGGGTAGACGCAACCAACGGTCCGCTCCGAGTCCAGATTTCCAACGAGATTGGTGAAATTGTCGGCGTCCGTGGCAACAAGCCGGAGTTTCAGTCTCCGCAGGCTGTGGGCCAGGAAATTTACAACTGGCTAGACCACCTTGAGGCCGGCGGGTACGAAGATGAGGGCATCTCACAGATGTCCGCCAGTAACCAGCTGCCTCCGGGGTTGGAATCCGCACCTGCACAGAGAGAGTACAGCTTCAAGGAGGGACAGCGCTTTGCTCCTGTCTCCCAGCGATGGGAAGACGCGGTTGCCATTGAGACTGCCTCCAAGGCTCTGGCGCTTTACAAGGAGCATTACAAAAACAGCGACGTGTCTCCTAGCGTCAAGTGGTCGAGTCGGACCCTGGTTGAGGAGATTCCCTGGGATGAAGTTGACCTTGACACCGCCCAGTACGAAATCCGCGTAGAGGCCTCGTCACTGTCTGACCTCTCTCCGTCCGGGCGTCTCCAGGCTGCAATTGACCTGTCTCAGACGGGTTGGATTCCACCTGAAGAGGGCCGGCGTCTCCTCATGCACCCCGACATTGAGCGGACGGACAAGAAATACAACGCGGCCATTGAGTATGCCGAGTTTGCTGCTGCTGAACTTCGTCGGGGTAGACCAGTGTCACCTTGTCCCGAGGGTGACCTACAACTACAGCAGGACACCGTCAAGGCAGACCTGCAGACAGCCCTTACCAAGTATGCCCCGGCGTACATTATCGCTGGCATGCGCACATTCATTCGTGACTGTGAAGACCTAATTAGTCCTCCCAAGCCCGAGGAACCCAACCCCATGATGCCCGGTAATCCTGCTGCTGCTCCCATTGGAGTCAACGCACAGCCTCCGTCGGCACTGTCGATTCCCGCGGCACAGGGCTTGATGCCAATGGCTGGAACCGGCGTTTCTCACCAGAACATCTAAGGAAAGTACATGCTTTATTCACCTGGTACCGTCGTTGCAAATGACCTGCCCCAGCCTGAGGCAGAACCCGAAGCCAAGACCGAGACCCCGGCCACCCCTGAGATACCCGCTGACCCTACGAAGACTCCTGACGCACCTAAGACCCAGGTCTTAGACGCCAAGGGCCTCATGGACGTCATCAACGCTGACCGAGAGCAACGTGAGAAGGCTGCCCGGGATGCTTCTGAGCGTGAGACCTATAAGAAGCGAGCTGAGGAGGCAGAGGCCAAGGTTGCACAGTGGGAGAAGGCCAAGAAGAACCGTCTTCTCGACCCCGCTGGCTTTCTACGCAAGATGGGGTACACTGACCGTGACCTGGCCCTGACCTCAGAGGGCATTATGTACACCCTGATGCCGGACAAGGCGCCGGCAGGTTGGGTGGCAAATCTGGTAAAGGCTCAGCGCGAGCAAGACCAGGAGGACTCTGAGGAGCGGGAGAAGCAACGTGAAGCTGAGCAGCAAAAGAAAACTGCCGCCGAACGAGCTGACCAGGAAAAGACTATCGAATCTAACTACCGCAGTTATCTAGAATCAGAGGCTGCGGCGTTCAAGCCAGGGACCTACAAGGCGTCCCAAACGTGGTTCGCAGATGACCACAAGGCTTATGCGCGGGAGCTGTATGATACCGCACGTGCCCTTGCAGAAGAGGCAGTGAAGACCGGAGTCAGGCCAGATATCAACGGCTCCGCACTCGCTACTCACGTCGAGAAGAAGTATGAGGATAAGATTAAACGCATCCTTGCTGCTTACTCTCAGTCGCCGATGACTACTCAACAGCCGAAGCCAGTTGCCCCCAAGGCACAGGCCCCCTCGAAGCCGGAGGAGACAGAATCCCCCGCCATCATTGCCAAGGCGAAGATGTCGGATAAAGAACTGATTGAGAAGGCCACCAAGGCAGCCTTCGGGCGTATGTAGCCTGTGGCCAGGGACCAAGGGCTTAGACCCAGGTCCCAAGTTGAGTAGACAATGTCTAACGTAGTTGGCGACGTCGCATGGGATGCCATGCTCAAGGAGCTCTATCCGCCGGGGTTGCCCCAGGACCTGATGCTCCGCAATCACCCGTTTATGTCCCTGGTTCCGAAGGATGACAATGCCACCGGCGAGTATATGGTCATCCCGGTCATTTACGACCTGCCTCCGGGCCGGTCTGCTGACCCTGCCCAGGTGTTCAACTCGACCACGGGTCCTGTTGATTCCTCGAAGCACACGAAGTTTACTCCGAAGCTGTTCGAGGACTATGCGGCTACTTACCTGAACATGCTGACCGTCTATAAGACGGCAAACGACCGAGGTTCGTTCGTCGAGGCCCGCAAGATGGAAATCGACGGCATTCTCACCCAGCTCGGGAACTCCCTGGCTCACGCGCTGTTCCGTGATGGAACTGGTGCTGTTGGTCAGGTGAACTCGGCTGTGGCCTCTACCACTATTACCCTAACGACCCGTTCGGACGCAAAGTTCTTCGTGGTCAACGGGCAGTACGCTCTCCAGACGGGTCCGACCCCGGGTGGTGCACTGCGAAACGGTGGTAACTTCGCGACTGTTGCGAAGGTTGATGAGGACGCAGGTATTATTACCTTCACTGCTAACCTGTCGGCGTCTATTGCGGCGGCGGCTATCGGTGACTGGTTCGTGGCAGTTGGTGATACCAACGACAAGGTGACCGGGCTGGCTGGTTGGATTCCTCTGGCTTCTCCGTCGGCTACCTTGTTCTTTGGTGTTGACCGCACGGTTCACCCAACTCGTCTGGCAGGCTCGCGCCTTGACCAGCCTTCGGTGCCGGCTGAGGATACTCTCACTGAGCTCGCGGAAATCATGTTCGAGCGTGGTGCACGACCCGACCGTTGCTTCGTGTCGCCCCGTCAGTTCTCGAAGATTGCCAAGCGGCTAAACGCCAAGGTTGAGTACGATAATGCGGGTGGCGAGGCACACTTCTCCTTCTCGACGGTGGTTGTCCATACGTCGGCTGGTGCGGTGCGACTGACCCCGGACCCGGATTGTCCTGATAACCTTGGGTACGTGCTCGAGATGAAGCACTGGCGCCTGAAGCACCTCCTTGACCTCCCTCACATTGTGATGGATGACGGGGTCCGTGCTCTCCGCCGGTCGGGTTCGGACTCTATCGAGATTCGTGCCCGGTACTACGCGCAGCTGGTGTGCTACAAGCCCGGCGCGCAGGGTGTGTTCAGCTGCTCTCTGTAAGCTGACTTTCGGGACCTGGGTCTAAGGCTACCCGTCTTGGACCTGGGTCCCTTTCTGTCGTTTCAGATTCTTTAGGAGGCCCACCATGGGCGATACGAATCAATCTTACTTTAAGACCAGCGACACCTGGCACGTGGAGTGTGAGTTTACCATCACGGCTGCGGGGGCTATTGTTGCCAACGCTGACGGTACTACGACTACAGAGCCCGAGTGCGCTGCCGTTCGTACTGGTGCTGGTACCTACACGGTTACCTTCCCCGGTAACTTCCAGAAGACCATTGAGGCCATTGCGTCCTATCGCGATGCAACTCCGCGTTCCATCGTAGCTAACATCACGGCAATCGGGCTTGGTACTGGTGCTCCCACGGCTAGCGGAGGTACAACCACGGTTGTGACTATTGTTACTGGAAATAGTAATGCTGTCCCAGCCGCGGCTGACCAGGCACAAGGTATCGTTGGAATGAAGTGTCTGTTCCAGAAGCACAAGATTTAAGGTAGACTATGCCCACTCGAGCACAACTTCGGACGTCAACCAGGATAATGGCTGACCAGGATGTATTTCCTGGAGGCACGGCAACGTACCCCAGTGATACAGCCCTTAACGAGTTTCTTGACCGTAACGCCAGAACTGTATGGCGCCGAATGGTTGCCGCCGGGTGGAAGCCTGACAAGACAGTGGTGGCGATTACAGCTAACGGGTCTGCTTCTTATACCGTCGGTAGTGACGTCTCCACTGTCAACTCAGTACACTTTTTGAGTAGTGCGTCCAACGCCACGTTCAGGACTCCGCTACACAGGATAAAGCCAGGAGAGCTTCCTGCCTTGCTGGCGTCGTCTCCTGGGGCTAGAGCGGTAGCCTACGACTTCTACGGGGGCGGCAACACAACCCTAACCATCGAGCTGTACCCTACTCCCTCGTCGGGGGCTTATGAGGTCAGGTACACAAAGCGGTTTGCAGGCTTTTCTGCAGACGGTGATAACTGGTTCGGCCCAGACGGGTCTGACGAGTTGATTATCCTGTTGTCTGCCATAGACGCGGTTAATAAAGAGGGTGACCCCGCCGACATGGTTAGGATGTTGAAAGACAAGCTGTCTGTGTTGTGGCCAGAGGTGCTCGAGGCTGCCGGCTACATGGACCCAGGTCAGCAGAGTATCAAGGATGTGACGATTAGGTCCACGCTGCTCACAGGCTATCCTGAAGTAGAGTCCGCTGATGACCAAGCCTAAGTTTGTCAAGACCAATCTGGATGCAGTAGACCGAAACTTCCAGGAGTTGACAAAGCTGTGGGGTGCGTTCTTTCCCGGGGTTACCGCGGTGGCCCCTATCTCAGCGACACTGGCAGCCGGGGATAACGCCATCACACCCACAATTACTAACCCACAGGGCCGTCTGATTACGTTCCAAGACGCAGCGGCCTCCTTGTTCGATAAGGGCATGGTAGATGGTAAGTGGGTCATTAACGCGTCTGCCCCGTGCAACATAAAGCTAACCTTCTTCTGAGCCTTGGACCCAGGTCTACACAGGTTGGTGAGCCACCCCGGAGTTTTTCTGATGATGAGAACAGTCCCTTACTTTGTTAAGCTTGCCCGTGGTCTAACCCAGCACACTACAGAACTAGACGCCTCCCAGCCAGGTACGTCTTACTGTGAAAACGTTGACTTCTCTGTTGACGGTGAAGTGTGTGGTCGTCCTGGATTTGTGCGTCATTCTGGGTTTGGACACAGGTCCTTTAACTCGTCTACAGGTACTGTAGTAGGGGATACAGGGACTACTGATGCGCCTCAGTGGGACTTTTTATCGTTGTTCAAGCACAGGGATGGAGCAGGAGAACGCGCGGGGCTGGCCGGTGTAGGTAGAGTTTGGACCTGGGAGGGTGACCGATGGGCTGACCGCCTTTATTGTGGCACTGCCAGGGTTACCAGGGTAGCCGACCTACTTACTGTTCCTGGTACGGCAGTCAACACCACCATAGGCACCGTAAACAGCGCTTACAACTTCACAAACTTTGCGCCTGGTTCTGGACTTCCAGGTGTGCCGCTGCTTTCAAGTACTGGGTCTGTAGAGAATTACCAGCCCGGAGGTATGCCATTTGGCGGGTCTTGTGTAGCTGTTGATACCAGCACTGGGGACAGGTATTATTGTAGTGTTGGCAACAACGGGGCCAACAACAATCTTCAATTGAGCTTCAGGAAAAACCACGATAACACTATAACGCTGTTTACGCTTAAAACAGATTGTTTGGCCGTTACGCCTGTAGCCCCTCTTGATGCTCCACGCTGTTGTTCTGACATCTCCGCCTTTAGTGCATTCAGTAACACTCCCACAATTTGGGTGGTATACAGGCAGACGGGTGGCACCAACGTTAACGTGATGCGAGTTAGTATTTTGTCTGGCACCGTTGCGGCACAACAGACGTTTGCCTTAGCTAACATTACCGGGTTATCAATGTCCTCGGACAGCGCAGGTAACACCGTTGTAGTGGCGTTTACTCAGAATGCCACAGCCGGTGCCGCCCTCCGTGCTTTTAACGCTACTTCCTGTGTAAACAACGCAGGGTCTAACAACCAGTTTAACAACGGTTCACTTTACACAGCCACAGGCAACGTCGCCATCGCCTACTGGTTTGCAGGTACGTGTTTGGTGGCTAACACTGAGTTACCTGGCGCGGCGGGTCGAGTAGTTGTAGTTGGCACCTATAGCGTCGGTGCAGGTACGTCCGTCGTAAAGCACATACTGGGCGACACCGACTCTACCGGGCTCGGTGACTTTTCAATCGCACACCAGCCAATCAATATTACAGGTCCTTCGACTTCTGGCTTTGTTGGAAGAAAACGCATCATCCTTGGCGTGAATTACCGTCGGCAAGTTACAGGCCTTATTTACCATGTACCTGATACCTGGTATGCCTTAGATTTCACTGATGTTGCCAGAACAGTGGCAGGTGGAGAGACACTGGTTGGTGGTACCATAAAGCCTGGACTTCTGGCTATGGGTCCGGTTGATACCGCGTTCAATCACAACTATTGTCATGACGCAATTCCGGGACCTAACGGTGACAGCTACCGTTTTGCCTCCTGGGAAGACAAGTTGTTTTCTTCTTTAGGTGGTCAAGATTCGTGTTATGGTATTAATGAAGTTACCATGACGCACCCTAAAGCAGCCAGCATCGGAGAAGAAACCGTTCTGTCTGGTTCTATTGCGCGCTCCATTGCACGGGGTTATTCATTCGAGACAATGTTCGTGCAGGTGGCTCCCGAAATTACAGTAGCTGCAGTAGCTGGTGGTGCGGTTACGGCAGGAAGCTACACGCTTCAGGCTTGCTGGAAATATGTTGATGATGCCGGTGTAGTTCACCGCTCCTCCCCTTCCCTAGCAGCCAAAACTGTTGTCACAGCAGCAGGTAATCTTACCATTCAGGCTAAGATTCAAAACCTGATGTTACACAACAGGGAAAACGGCACCATTTACTTAGAACTGTATTCCACACAGATTAACCCGACGGCGACATCACAGAAATACTTGGTGGCCACACAAGCGCAAGGGGCAGGTGGGTCCACCACCATTAATATAACAGCAGCGGTTGCTGTGGCTTTACCGCTTTACACACTAAACGGGGCAATCTTATCTAATCTACCTGTTCCTGCCTCAGGAGGTGTTGCCGTGGTAAATCGTAGGATGTGGGTAGCAGATAATCACACCATTTATGCATCAAAAAAGTATAAGGTTAATGTAAACGAAGGCGTTTACTTTAATGACGATGGACCACTTACACTTAGTCTTCCTACCCCTGCAGGTAAAATCCTTGCCCTTGAGGCCCTGGACGACAAGCTCATTATCTTTTGTCAAAACGCCGTGTTTATGACCCAAGGTGATGGCCCCGACGACACTGGACTAGGCCCCGATTTCTTGTTCCCGGTTAAGATTTGTGACTTTGGTATTAGCAACGAGGCAGGAAGCACAGAAACAGTACATGGTGTGGCATATCATTCTATTGCTACTACAACAGATGGCGGTATTGTACTTGGGTATAACAACTTGTACCTTCTTGACCGTGGCCTCAATACAACACCCATCGGATACAACATCCAGGAGGAAGTTACCGCTCTTCCTGGTGACGGCGTTACTGGGGTAATGCAGCTTGGCTACGTTGCCGACCGAGACCTACTGGTTGCTCACAAAAACAATGCCCGTAAGAGCTTCTTTGTGTTGGATATGAAAACACAACCAGCACCGGGACAGTGGACTGTTTGGACATCACCAAACGGTGATATTGACAGCAGTGTTAACCCAGGCAGTGTGTTGACTTTAGCCGGTATTGGAGGAACGCTATGGGGTGTGTTTAACCCTGATAGTGACTCTGGTTCTGGTACCTCGGGTGAGTTTTCAAATACGCCGGGTGTTGACGACGTGTTGTTTGTTGGTGATACTACACACAACGTGCGAATGTTGTTGAAAACTAATCAACTGTATGCTAACACACAAGACGGCCTCGGTTGGGCTAAGGTACGGTCTGTCACAATTTTAGGCAACCAGATGAGGTCGCCCGGCTCTTACACAGAAGGCCTAACCGTAATACAAGACCGCAACATAGTTACCACCCCGTTCTCTAACACCTATACGCAAGATTTTACAGACTCTGTGTGGCCTGCAAATCGGCCAGCTGTAGAATACCGACTACCTTTGCAGAAGTGTTCACAGATTCAGTTTCAGTTGACTGCCAGTCCGGCGGTTGCCCGCTGGTCTCAACTACGACTTGACATCCTACCAAGCAGAGCCAAAGCTCCTGCTGCACAAAGGCACTAATATGGACTGGATTGATTATAGAAACCAACAGAAGCAAGGAAATAACGGTAATGATAGTTGGTGGGGAGGACTTGCTAGTGGTGCTGGTAGTTTGATTAATGACTGGCGTAGCGGCGGTCAGGGCATTACCAACTGGCTAGGAGAAAACCAAGGAACGTCCAATCTTAACAAGGACAAGAACTTACTACAGCTTAAGGCTGGCCAGGGTCCAGGCCCTTATATTAATCAACAGTCTCCTTACGCGGGGCAAACCGGGGCTCTGCTACAGATGCTACAAAACCGGGCACAAGGTGGCGGACCTAGCCTAGCCGGGGACGCGTATAACCAGGCGTCTCAGGACGCCATGCAGCGTGTTTTGGCTGCGTCATATGGGTCTAACCCTGGTGCACAACGCGCGGGGTTACAGCAGCTAGGCGGTATTAATCAAGGTCTAGCCAACGGGTACGCCAATGCCAGGAACCAAGAGATTGTCGGGGCTACAGGTCAGTATGGTCAGATGCTAAATCAGGCGGACTCTGCACAAATGCTCCGTGACAAGGCCAACCAAGAAGCCTGGTTGAAGCAGATGCAAGAGATGTTCGGAGCAGATAAGGCTGAGGCACAGCAGGGCAAGAGTAACATGGGTATCTTGGGTGGGTTCCTGCAGGCAATTGGTGGAGCTGGAGGCTAATATGCCGTTTCAACAGGTAGACGAAAACACGGTGATGGATGATGAGGGAAACAAGTATTACATGCCGTTTCCCACGTCGGCCTCTCCCCCTGGCTTGACTCCAACCACTACTGAAGACACCGGACCTGGGTCTAAGCCGGGGTCCCCTGTAGAAGACAACCTGAATCAAATTCCTCAGGTTCCAGAGTATACCCCGCCGCCTCAGACTCTCCCCTCTACGCAGGCTCCTCAAAATCCTTACGGTGCTCCTCAGGCTCCGGCCGGCCCCCCTGACTTCGCCCTTCCCCTTCAAGCCAAGCCCAGGCCAACCAAGGCACAGGAAGAGGCGTCTCGGCTGGCCGGTATGGGTTCGGATGTCACTGGCTTTACAGCAGCTGGAGGGACACCTAAGACCGACGAGGAAATGGCTCGGCTACAGGGCGGGGTTGCCAAGCACGAGGAACAGACCGCCAAGCTAAAGGCAGACGTTGATGAACAGAACCGGCAGTTACAGATTGAGAAGACCCGAACTATGGCCGACATCGTGCTGGGAACTGCTGACCAGTACGACAAGCACGTAGAGAAGATTCAGGCTGAGTCAAAGGCACAGTGGGATGATTGGAAGAAGAGGTCTCAGGAAGCTTCTGAGAGGCTGGTAGACCCAGGTCGGGCCTTTCATTCCGGTGGTGTGTTGTCCAAAATCAACTGGGGCCTGTACATGTTCGGTGCGGGACTTCAGGGTGGGGACGTTGCTAACTCTGCGCTCCAGGTCATCAACAAGGCCGTTGAGGACGACATGGCAGCCCAGAAGTTTGACATAGAGAACAAACAGAAGGGCGTCAACGAAGAGAGGATGATGATTCAAGACCAGGACAAGCTACGGAAGGACTCCGTGGCCGACTGGTACTTCGCCAAGAATCTTCGTCTTCAGGCTGTGGGCCAACAGCTCGATGCCAAGATTGCCGAGATTGGGTTGCCCGCGGCCAAGGCACTCAACCTGTTGTCCGCGCGGGACATGATTGAGAAAGAGGTCCTCAAGGGCCAGCAGCACGTCGCCGACCACTATTTTGAGCAGGGACAGAAGAAGATACAGTACGCCCATGAAATCTACATGGAGCGGATGAAATCTCAGCTCAGAATGAACGAAGAAGCGTTCAAGATGAGGTTGAAGGAGGGCGATACGCTTCCCACCAACACACAGCTGGGTCTCCAGATGGTTAACAAGGCCACGGGACAAGTTGTACCTGGTGGCAAGATTCAACTCAAGGTCAAGGGCCCGGACGCAGTCAAGGCAGGTCAGCTTCTGTCTTCTGCTAACTATGAGGCTTCGCAGCTTCGTGACGCCAAGCAGCAACTCAAGGATATGTCCACAACGGACATTGCCAGAGGTGGCACGGCAGAGTTCGCTTCTACAGTCACCGAGCTGATTCAGGCTCGTGCGGTAAGATACAACGGCCACCGACTCACAGACCATGACCTTGAGGTGTCGGCAACTGAGGTTCTGGGTACGCCAGTTACTGTAAATAACGGCGTCATTACCAACATGGCCAGGATTGTTAAGCAGGTGGGTGGGACCAAGGAGGGGATGAACAAGGTGTTCGACCGGGAGCTGCGGAACCTGTCCACACAAACAGTGAACAACCTGCACCCATACATCGACTCTGACACGGCAGAAAAGTACGACATTCAGTACAATGTGCAGGAAACCAACGTCCCGGAGCAGAGCAAAGAGGCAGACGACTACAACACCGCGCTGACCAAAGCCGCAGAGGGTGCAGACGTTTCTGACCTTAAGGCGCCTGGACCCAGGTCTCCGTACACTACACCAGAGCAGCCAGGCCCCATAGACCCAGAAGCTGAACTCAAGAACTACCAGGCCGAGCGAGCCAAGGGCCGTGGTAATCAGGGTGGCCTGCCTAGGATGCCCAATAAGGACGAGGAGAAGGTTACCGAAGCCACCTCAGCCTTTGCACACGCACCCGTTGAAGACATTATTAGTATGACTCAAGCCTACCTGCGTAGCCCCAAGATTTCAGCAGAAGCCAAACACGAGATTCGCCTGGAGGCACAGGAAGCACTAAAGGTGGCTGGAGAAAAAGAGGCCGCGGTTGTTGAAGAAGCAGCAAGAGAGTACCAACTAACGCACAAATCTTCTGGTGGACCGGCAGGCATCTCTGGTTTGCCCTCTAGATTTAGTGGTGGCACGACCCCTGCACCAATAGTTGATGAAAAGGGCGCTTACACACCGGCTTTCTCTGAGTACTTGCACTCTGGTTTGGTTGATGAGATGAGAAAGAGAGCCGGTCTTGAGCCCCGACAGAGGTAATTATGCCTGTTGACCAAACACCCGCACTAACAGACGGTACATCACTCTGGAACTTACAAACACAATCACCAGAGTGGGTCCCCTTTAATCAAGTACAGTCAAAACTGTCCTCCGGTGTTTATCGTAGCTACGCTGGGTCTGCTGTCCCGGTTGCGGCCGGTATTGGTGGAGAAGGCGAGCTCCAACCCGGTGCGGCGGCCACAGCTA